CCTCTTGCAAGCCCACCCCGTAGGTAGTATATACGTCTGTGTTGTCTATAAGCAGGTCGCCTCTCATGATGTCAGTATGATGTCAGTATCTTTACACCGTCTTTTTTGATGATATACAAGTCACTCCTTATCGCCTCGGTATTTCGCTCTATCTGTCTCACGCTGCCCAGTATGGCTTCCACATTGCCCCGTATGATGGTGCTGTTCGCACTGATATTGAACGTGTGCCCTTGTATCGCCGACGCTCTGCCGTTCAGCTCATCCACACTCTCTTGCGACGCGTTGGCTATGCCTTTTCGTGATGCCGTCCGCTCGTTCTCCTGCTGCTCCACAAGACCACGATACAGTCTGCCAAGCGGGCTGTTGTCTATGTCGTTCGCCATATCATCCAGCATGCCGGACACCATCGTTGATGTCAACCCGAACGTATCTGAGATAACCCCCCCTGCTTCTCCAGCCAGCGTCACCGCCGCCCCAAGCCCCTTCAGTTGTACGCTGAGGATGTACCGGCTCATCTGCTCCATCAATGACTTCACGGCATCGCTATTCTGCACCATCGCAAGGATCTGCTGCCGTATCATGTCCTTCATCATATCCAGCACATAGTCACGCACACTCTTAACAGAACTCTTGCCATCTTCCCATGCCGAGGTCATGGCATCTGTTAAGCCCTCTACCGCCTCTTGCACACTCGTCCCGAATATCGCATTCGTTATCTCTTCTGCAAGACCGGGAATGACGTTGTTCGTTATATCATATATGCTGCCCTCAAGACCGCTTATCTCGTCCTTGAGTTTGTCAATCTCATCTTGTGACCATGTGAGGCCAAGCCAGTCCGACTTCTTCTTCCCTTCCAAGTCATCCAGTTTCTGCTTCAACCGCTCTATGCGTCTGCGGTACTGCTCGACAAGTTTCATTTGGTTCAAAATCTGCTTTTCGAGCCCTTTCACCTTGTTGGTGCCCATGGCCGCATCCACAGCCTTGCCCAGTTTGTCATACGCTTTGGTGAGCTCGTCCACAGCCTTCTGCCAAGCCCTCGTTTCTTCCTCTGCCTTACGTTGCGATATTCCGTTCGACAGGTCGGCCAGCTTCCGCATCAACGATATCGCCGTACTTATCACCGTCAGCACTACCGATGCCGTCTCTACCGCCTTTATCGACGATACTGCCGCACTGCTCGAAGTCTTTATAGCTTCCACAACGGTATTGTGGATCTCTTGTATTCTGGTGATTGTCTCTATGGTCGTGCCGATAATGGTACCAAGCGACGATACTACCTCGCCGCCCACTCCATCCATCGCGCTGCCGATACTTTGTATCTCGTTTGCTGCCTCGGCAAGCGTCTTGCTCCACAGCTCCCACGAGGTGATGTCTTTCCTCTTCGGCGACAACTGCGCCTTCTTCAGCGCATCCTCTATGGCTTTGATCCGCGCAAGTGCCTTGTTCATCTCCTCCGGCGACATGGCTCCGCTCTCCCACAATGCAGCCAGCGTCCGCTTTGCTTCGGCCAGCATCTCTTTCAATTTCTCGATAGTCATGTTATCCAACCTGTCGAGCCACTGGCCATACAAGGCATCTTCCTCCGCCATGAGCGCGTTCAAGGCATCAAGCTCCTGCCGGTTCAACTCATCAATGTTCCCTTGTGTCCCTCCTGCCGACTGCACCGCGGCTCGCTTCTTGGCATAGTCCTCCGCGAGGGCTAGACGGCGTTCTTCAAAGGTTCTGTATCCCGACAAAATGCTCGCATTTCGCTCCGCTATCTTCTTCGCCACCTCTTCGTTGGCGGCATTCTCTATCTGCACCATGTACGCGGAAAGGCTGGATAACACCTTGGCCATCTTGTCAGCTTCCTGTTTCACCTCATCCGACGTGCCTTCTGGCAAAATGAAGTTCCCAGTTTCATTATCGTAGCGCACTGAACTCCTGTCAAACTTCACATCACTTTTCGGGTTGTTCTTCTTCCACTCCGCCTCCACAAGGTCGGTAACGTCCTTTATATACCTCTTCTGCTGCTCTACGATAGCATCTTTCTGCTTCTCAAGGTTGAGCGCACTCTGTGCGATGATCTTGTTGGCACCATCCGCCATCGCGTCTATCTCGGCCTGTCTGATGTCCCACTCGGCTTTCTTGGCACTCTGCACCACCTCGGCACGGTATTTCTCAATGGCATTGGTATAGGCTTCGGCCATCTTTTCCTGCTGGCTTGTAACTGCTTTGGCCGTTGATTCTCCAAACCGCTTTATGCCTGCCTTGGTGAGGGCTTCAGCCGCTTCATTCTCTCTTTCAAGTCCGACTTTGATAAGGTTCTCCGCTTCCGCGTTTGCTGCATCTCTTCTCTTTCGGGCATCTTCAAAGGCTTCCGCAGCTTCTCTTCTGTCTTTTGCCCTCACCTCTGGCAGTCGCAGTGTGGAGCCGGCATTCGTCATCTCCTGCTCCGCCTCTATCATCTTCTTGTAGGCTTCTTCCGCCTTGCCATAATATGCCGCAGCCAAAGCCCGCTTCTTCATCGCTTCGACAAACGCCGCCGTCTGGCTGCTGAAAAACTTCTCGGCATCGGACACTCTGTCTATCGACAGCTTGAGGGAGTTGAATTCGCCTTTGTTGTCCGTGATAAACTTTTTCTTCGCCTTGAGGTCATCACCAAGCGCGTTCCACTGCTGTTGCAACTTCATGATGGAGGCAATAGGAGATGCGGCACTCTCCGCCACCTTTTTGTTGAATTCCTCGATCGCCTTCTTCTCCTCCTCCACCTTCTCCTTCTCCTCTTGTATCTTCGCCGTTATCTTCTGTACTATGGCCACCACTGCCGACACGGCAATCAGCGGCCCGAATGAACGTGCCAACGACTTGAATGCCATCCCCAATGCTTTGACCGATATCGTCGTCAGATTCAACGCACCTCGCGATACCGCCAACACCTTGCGGAACGAGGCTATGGCACCTCTCCCTGCCCCTATCGCCGCCGACAGACTTCTAAATGATGTGAAAAGCTTCCCGATGGATGGGTCTATACGGCCTACTGCTACAGCGACATTGCCTATGGCACTGCCCATTTCTTTCCACACGTCCTTTGCATCAGTCTGCTGCCCCTTAAGGTTTGCCAACGAATTGCCGGCGTTGTTCAACTGCTCCGACAAGTCCTTATATTGTGCAAGTACTCTTGACAACTCTTCGTTCTCACTATCGCTTCTGTTCTCTATCGCCTCCAGTTCCTCTTTCCTCTCCCTCACCTCATCCAACGTCGCGCTCAGTTCATCATATACCCTCTGTTGCTCCTCTACGGCTTCATTTAACTCATACAAACGCATGGATGCTTCTGCGGCCTTAGCTCCAACTTTGTCACCCAATTCCGTAGCGGCATCTCTCGCTTTGGTCTGAAGCGTCGTCAGCTCCTCTTGCAGTTTTATTATCTTCTCGTCGTACTCGATCAGCTTCTTCGTCCTGTCCGTGCCGGACAGCTCATCGCTATCGGCGGCCTGCGCACGGAGTGAACCCATGGCCTCTATCTGCTCCATCAGCTCTTTCGTCCTGCGGTAGTCCGCTTCGTTCACATAAAGAAGATTAGCGACGGATGTACCTTCCGCCGCCTCTCCAGCCGCTTCGCTCAACGCGACAATGGCTTGCTTGTACATATTGAGCTTCGTGGTGGCTTCCATGGCCGCTTTCTCCGCTATCGCCATGTCCTTTACGGCATCCTCCCAGTTCGCCATGTTCCCACTCGCAAGGGAGGCTTCCGCAAGCTCTCGCTGCTTCTCTATCTCCGCTTTGGCGGCATTGGCCACATCGGCGGATTCTTGTGCCGCCGCCCTCAACGCCTCAAGCCTCTCCCTCAGTGGAGCTTCTGTACTGACACCAAGTTCCTTGAACATATCGTCAAGGGCATGGCCTCTTTTCATGGCATTGCTGACGAGAGCATCTATCTGCTCCGAGAACTTGCGAACATTCTCTGACGCTCTGCTAGTATCTAGGTCTACCAAAAATGCTATTCTTCCGTCGTCTGCCATGTCTATTGTTGTATCTTCTTTATCTGATTAATAAATCCGTTCCATCCTTCGTCAGTGTCAGCGTCGAAACTCGCGCTTTCCATCACCGGCTCTTTCTTCTTGTTATCTGTGTCATAGCTCGGTATCGCAGCCCCATACATTACCATGTTTTCATAGCTCATCTCTTCAAGCGCATATTCAAACGACACTCGATACCATTTGACGAAACTCCCTATTGTAGCCCAGATGCTGTCGTTTCCGCTTCCGCTTTCGTCGGCTTCAATATGTTTGCTTCGGACAGGAAAGCGGTAAGCGCGAAAAAATCCGCCACGTTTTGCATCGACAGCAAGGTCAAGGCGAGCGACTTCAACTCTTCGTTGCTATGCCGTTCCAGTAGTATGGCGGACATGCGCCGGATCTTGCGCTCTTTAAACCACCTGAGCAAGCCCCCTCTCATCATCCCTTTCGCCCCGACAAGCATCGTGGCCACCATCTCCCCTATCGGAGTGCAATCTTTCGCACTATTCAGCACACTCATCATCACCTTGTCCGTGTCAAGGTCTGCCTTCGGTAGACGGGAAATGGCCGCTGAGGCCATCATTAACGTCGCTGTGGTGGCTTTGGGTACAACATACACATATCCCCCCACCTTTATCTTTTGCGCCCTCTGGAGGACGCTATCTGCCGTTTTTTGCTCTGTCGTCATATCTCTTGTATATTATGCTTTTCCGGTCTGGACGGGTGAACCACTTGCATTGCCTTACTATACCGCCGCACCTTATCTCACCCAGTGCATAGAATCCACATCCTTTGCATCCGTCATGGGCTTCGACTACCTTATATCGAGTGCCGCCTATCGTAATCTTATCACCTATCTTCGCCATCTGTCCTCGGGGTCAAGGTCGCCCTCGACTGCGTTGCGCTTCTCCAGCGTCGCTTCTCCCAAGGATTCGGGGCGACCTCTCGGCCTCCCCTACAACAACCATGAAACTATGTTACATTTTTACTGAGGATTTGAATTGGAACCTGTCGGGTTGGCCTCTGTGTCCTCCTGTCCGTCACTGTTCATGATTTTAAGCGTGTCACCACTGTTGGGCTTCAACGCTGAGAAGGTGTAACGCTTGCGCAGCGTGTCGTTGACGGTGTAGACCACGGATGTCTTGAGGACAGCACGGTCTATCTGGAACGACGGTGCATTGCTTCGCAGCGCGGATGATACCTTGACTGCCCACTCTCCGTCTACCACTCCGGACGTGTCGGCGAACGGAAGCGCAACGCCTTCTTTCTTGAATAGCTCGAAAGTGAGCGTGTAGGAAGCAGCCGACGATATGCGGTCTACCACCTCTCCACCTTCCTCTCGCGCTTCAAGGTCTGTACCCTCGGCGGTCTCCAACGAAGTGGAACCTTCCACGGGAGTGTCAAGTTCAGTCCAGTTGTTACCGGTGCCAGCGGGCTTGACCTCAATCTTGGGCTTGCCAAGAAGAGTTGTTGATGTTGCCATTTTTCTTTTCCTTTCTTTGTTTTGTTATTCGTTCAAAAACTGATACCTCAGCATGACGCTGATGAAGTGTTGATGGATGTCCTTGTCCTCAATAGTCGCCACAGTGCCTTGCTGCTCGACATAGTATCTTGTCTCGGCTTCGGGATGAGCGTCCAACCAGTCCTGCGCTATCCGCTCAAGAACCTTCGTCCGTTCCATGTCCTCCACATAGACCCCATTCTCATAGGGCTTGATGTCGGGAACGTAGATGCTCACGGCGATCACGCCAGTCTGCATCTGGTCTGCCAGTCCGGTGACAAAGGCTACGGTGATGTCCTCCTTCTCGCTGTCCCTCGGCCGCGTGTGAGAGTAGTACACCTCACCATTGACGGCCTCGGCAATCGGACTGCCTTTCACCATGGCGTAGAACTCGGCCAGTATCTCTAAACTCGTTAGTGCACTCATCCGTTGATGTGTTTTACTTCTGCCTGCAACTTGCGTTGTGTCACCAGTTTGTCCGCCAGCAGTTCAGCCGACGCAAGGACGTTATATCCTAGCCGCTGCACATACATTGCGTAATTCATCCCAGCTACCACCACGATTCCGATTCCCGGGGTCTCTTGGGCAAGTTGCTCGGCATACTCCATGCCTATCCTTGCCCCTTCATTCCCTTCTTTGACGATTTCGGGCGTTGACCTTTGATTCACCTTCCCGTCGTCGAAGATGACGTAGGATATGCTCGACCTCAGATTGCCTGACCTGTCGGTATAGCTTCCCCTCAGCCTTGCATCCCTTATGCACTCCTCTCCGACATATCGAAGCTTGAGCAGGAGGGCGTTCTTCTCGGCTCCTTCCACTTTCTTCTCGATGTCTCCGAGGTCAAAGTTGGGAACTATCGGCATCACACTATGATTTTAACAAGCCCTTTGACGTCCATCTTAATGATACTCTTGGCACTGAACTCACCAAGCAGACTGCCATCGTTGTCGCTCAATTTCAGCCGCTCTGTAACTTCTGTGTCAATAGGAACATAGATGCAATACTTCGCATCCTTGTACGCCTCACCTCCAATGTCCTTTGCAAGCAGGTTCATGTCAACCACTTGCCAATGGCAACCGCTCGGGTTCCATGTGACGGCAGGCTTTATGGGCATCCCAGTAGTAGGGTCTATGCCTCCGCCTGCCACGAACCCGAACTGCACCATGCCATTGTTGAATCCGGACGCTTCGGAAGTGTCGGCTCTCGCCGATGAAAGCGTGAACGTGTACACCTTGTTGACCGTGAAATCCACTCCAACCACAGTGCAATAGAACCTCTGTCCGTCTTGCATCATGATATAGACGATGTTGCCTAGTTGAACATCGAAACGGCTCTTGTCCTTGACGTACATCTTGTACCCAAGCACGATTTCTTTGCCCCATTCGGCATCGCGGAGCTGCTCATCCTCGGTCTGTTCTATATAGCAGAAGCCACCATCGACATACTGCGCTCCTGTCGCCGTGGCACTATATCTATATGTGGCGTTCCATCTCATACTCAGAACAGATTACGATACATCGTTACACGCGGCTTGCCAGCGTACTGCTCATAGTTGAGCCCGTTTTCATCGCACAGGTCATGAATCTTGTCCTCAAGCCCCTTTCTGTCGTAAGACTGCGAGGTCGGGCCTAACTTCTCATTCGTGAGAGGCAGGAACGACACAAGTATCTGTATCGCACACTTGGCTATCGTGATCTTGTTGGAAGATTCATAGGTGTCGTTTTCCTTAAGGTCTGCATCTATAAGACGCTTGATATAGCCGTCGTCGCTCATCGAATACGGCTCCACCTCTGCTTTAAGGGCTTCAAGATTCGTCATGGCCTATGCTTTTGTTCTACGGGTTCTTTTTTTGGGCTCCTCAACACTGGGTGCTATCGTCTCCTTCGGCTCCTCTCTGTCAAGACGCTCACAAAACCCACGATCCAAAAGTTGGGCGGCACGGTTGGGAGTTACCTCAACAGTGTCACCCTTCTCATGGATGATGAAGAAATTGTTCTCGTCGCGGAACCGCTCGACAACTCTCAGCTTCTCCATGGCTTTTAGGCTTGGGCGGTGAGAGTGTCAAGGGAGTAGATACGGTTGACATTGTTCACCACGGGGCAGACCATGGCCTGGCTCTTGGTGTACTCCATCAACGGCTCCTGCTCGCTGAACTGACTGACAAGGGTGTACTCGTTGGCCTTCTGATAAGCCACGCCATTGTTGCCGAACACACGCTCGGCAGCATTGTCGATGTCACCAGTGACGTAGCGAGATTCCTCTGCCGTCGTTGTGTACACGAGGTCGCCCACGGTCTGATCGCAGGCGAACACGATGCGGCCGTCAGCCCAAGCCTTGTGATTCGACTGAACACCATTGACTTCGGTCAAGGTGGTGCGGCGCACACGATTCAGCTCAATAGACCACTCCTTGTCGAAGAGCTCGCGGAGCTGGTTGTACGACAAGGTGGGGATGTTGGCAGAGCCGCCAACAAAGTTCTGCTGGAAGCCGAACATGGCTCGCACCTGCTCACTGTTGAACATGGCACGGAGAGCCACATCGTCGGCAAAGACCTTCACGACGGTGTTGCCGTCGCTGTCGGCACGGGTCAGAATTTTGTCAATGTCGTCCAGCGGTTTGGCAGTGCCGGAGGCGATATTGGCGTTGTTCCACACGGCACTCACACCGCGGTGGTTCTCTGGATAGTCGGTGTAGTGCATGTCGAACTTGACGGCCTCGCCGACGTTGTTCTTGCGCACACCGATACCGGTGGAGAACATGGAGAGGAAAAGGTCTTCAATACCTTCGTCAACCGCGTTGATGACAAACGGCAGGTCGTTGAAGATACGACGGATGATCTCTTCCTCGGGACGGTTAAGAGCGATCATGTTCTTAATGTCCAGCATCTCCTGTTCGTTGAGCGAACGCATCGTGCCGAACTTGGGCAGCTCACCAGTGTAGCTGTTCATCTTGTCGCGCGACTTCAACGGAGTGGGAGAACCCACGGCGATGATGTCGGCAGCCACATTGTGATACTGCGCCGAGATGGTTTCAAAGCGGCCATCGGGCGAGAAACGGCTGTTCAGCAGGCTCTTGAACAGGAAAGGAATCTGACTGGTCATGGAACGACCATTCAAAGTCTCAGCAATCGAGAGCACAAGGTTGGGGAAGTTCCGAACCACGTACTCGGCATAAAGTGATTTCTGCATAATCTGTTTCCTTTCTTCTTTAATGGTTAAACATTGGGAATGTCACCAGCCTCGTCCTTCTCGAAGATGAGGTGAGGCAGCGCCGACTTGATGGCCGAGAGGTCAAGAGCGTTGGGCGTCTCCATCGAGGACGGGAACATTTCCGTGATGTAGTTGATGAGTGCAATCTCGTTGATGACTCCAGCGACGACAACCGACGCGGGTTTGCCAGCGAGAATAGTGGCACCGTTCAGACCTGCGAAGCTGTAGTTGGAAGGGAGGTTGAACTTGTAGGTCGTGCTTCCGCCTGATTCGACATCCGTCGGAGGCAGAGGATAGTAGTTCCCGTTGCCATCGGTGATGATGGGGAGTCCGCAAGGAATACATTTCTTGTTGTATGCGGGCAACAGCACAGTGTTGCCGCTCTTCACTTCCTCAAGACCGAGGGCACGTCCACCAGCAAGCCCAGAAATGTGCTTGCGCACAATCACGCCGTCCTTTGAGGTGTCAACGCGATTGCTTTCCTTAGTGTAGTTGACTGTTTTCATGTTACTAAATTTTGATTCGTGTTGCAGTTTCCTTTTTTATTCCTCCTTCTTCTTCGTTGCCATTCCTGGCAGCATCGTCTTGGCAATGGCATCGGTCTGCTCCTTAGTAACCTCGCCAGCGCCCGTCTTGATTCCGCCATGCAACTTCGGAAGTTGGAGAGTGACAAGTTTTTGGGACATCCCTGCGACGTAGCTGTCAATGTCTTTCGCCTCCACGCTGTCCGGCACGGCGACATACTCACGGAGTACATCGGGAATGTCGTGCTTCTTGTAGGCGGCATTGATGGATGCTTGCCGCTCAGCCTTCGCACGCTCTGCGAGGAGGTTGGCGTTCTGCTGCTCCAAAGCCTTCAACCTTTCCTCGTACGTCTTGGTGTAACCTGCAAGAGCCTTATTCACGGCCTCTTCCACGTCCTCTGTCTTCGGAGGGTCTTGCTTGGGTGGGTCTTGTTTCGGAGGGTCTTGCTTGGGAGGGTCCTGCTTGGGAGGTTCGTTTTTCAGCTTGTTCTTGTTCACCCATCGCGTAGCCTCGCCCTGCGACAGTCTGGCGATCTCTACAATCTGATTGGCAACAGTCTCAATCGCGGTTTCGTCCGTTGAATCGTCTGCCACGGTGCCACCGAGCTTTTCGGTTATTCCGCTGACATACTCTTCCGAAAGGCCCATGTCCTTGCATTTGCCTTTCACTTTGTCCTGCAAAATCTTGTTCATCGTGTTTTTTTATTGATTAAACTTCGTGACAAAAATAATAAATCTTTATAACAAAGATTATACTTTTTTACTCATTATCACGTTATTGTTATGTCAGACCGCAAAGATTGTCACAAAAATAGTTATCGCAATTAAGCACCGATTTCCAATTTTTACGCCCTATGATAAGGAAAAATGATAAAATTGTATATCTACACCTCCATAAGCCAAAGGAGGGCAAGATGGACTGGTATTTCGCGTCGCTATCCGACCTTTATGCCAAGATGCACCCTAACGACATCGGTGTAACAAGACAATCGCTGCGTAACTACCGCTTCAACGAGCGCGGTTTCTACGCCAACAAGTACTGCACCATCGAATTGATCACACTTGAATAGTTATGGCAGGAATGGATTTCAGAAAGTTGCGGAATGAATATATCCGCCGTTCTTTGCGCTACTCCAGTGCGGTGCGCGAGCTTTACGACCAAGCATTGAAGGAGATATCAATGGAGTTCTCTATGCTGGACTACAACCCCAACTTGGTCTTTTCATTTGAAAAGTTCGGCAAGTTCAGCGACGTAGACCGTATCATGACACGCTTGGAACAACAGATTCAGCAGACTATCAACCTCGCCATTGAGAACGAGTTTGGTGCCGCCTACAAGGCTCACGAGAGCTTGCTGAAACAGGTGCTCGGCAGTAACGTCAAGGAAGAAGTATGGAAAGCTTTCGCCCCTCGCATATCCTCAGGCAATGCCGCGCTGCTCTACATGACAGAAACGGCGACGGACAACATCACTCACTCCACAAGGGTATGGAACGGTGCCGTCCTCGGACAAATGGAAACGGCCGTTCAGCAAGCCATGATGGAGGGTATGCCAGCGAAACAGATGGCTGGCTTGATAGAACAATATCTTAACGACCCGGACAGCTGCTTCCGCCGTTTCCGCATCAAGACAGGTGTGGATGCCGACGGCAAAACTATGTACGGCCGCAAGTGGAAGAAGCGCGTCAGAAACAAAGACGGGTCAACATCATGGTTCGATGCCGACCCGCGCGACTACCCCACAGGGCAGGGTGTATATCACTCTTCATATAAGAACGCTCTCCGCTACACAAGATCTTCTACCAACATAGCTTACCGCACGGCTGACTTCGAACGTTATCAAACGGAAGCTTTCGTCCTCGGCTTCGAGATACACACCACAAGCAACCCAGCCCACAAAGAGGACATCTGCGACTTGCTCGCTGGCCGCTACCCAAAGGAGTTCAAGTGGGTAGGATGGCACCCGAATTGCTACTGTTTTCAAGTCCCAATCCTAGCCACACCAGAAGAGGTTGACGCCATGGCGGACGCTATTTTAAAAGGGCAAGACCCTGCATCGGTGCCAGTGGCCGGCCGCGTGACAGACGTGCCGGACAACTACAAGGGATGGGTGGCAAAGAATGAAGACAGAATACAGCAAAGCATTGACCAAGGGCGGCAACTGCCTTACTTTCTAAGGGACAATGGCGAGGTGGTGAACAATAGTTATGTCATTAAAAAATTCTCGCTGGAGGAAATTCCTTCACCCTCTATCGCAATGACAGAGGAGCAAAGGCAGGAAGCCTTAATGGCACTCGTCAATGGGCAAAACGACGGTTACCTGCCTCGATCATTCAATCTTAACGACATTTTACTTGCTATGGGCAGAGGGGATATGGCGGAAGCTGATAGACTTATAGATGTACACTTGGCTGCTATTAAGCGTCACAAAGGAAGAACGGCAGACAGAATTCGCGTGATACAAGACTTTGCCGACACCAAAAGGTACGGAGAGGCTTACGTTGAGAATGTACACTTGATAGAGGCTAGTCTTGGCATGAAACGCGGAAAGCGCATGACCCACCTTGAAGCGAACTCCGGCTTAGTCAATCCCAATTATGGCCAAAAAGGCTTTAACATCAACTGCTCCACATGCTCTCCCACATATATCCTGCGGAGGATGGGCTTCAACGTTCAAGCGAAGGCCAATATACCAAGCAATCAAGAAGTCGTAACACTATCGAAAGGCGCAACATGTTGGGAGAAGTGGATAGGAGGCACACAGAACTTCCACTCAGTGATGATTTGGCAACGTGCAAATGACTTCAAACAGATGTCCCCTTCTCGCTATATGCAGTTCATCAAAGACAATGCCAAAGAAGAGGGCATCTACGAACTTATTGTTGGGTATAGCGGTCGTGGGCACAAAGGACACTCCACGCTCATCATGGTAGAAAAAGATGGAACGATAAAGATGATCGACCAACAGGTTCCGAACTCGGGATCTCTAGAATGGTTCTTGAAGAAGCTTTCCAACAAGCCGGCTTCAAACGCTGGCATAATGCGTGTGGATAATGCTTTGTTCAACAGATATTACGCCAATATCGTCAAGTTAGTCTTGCAATAGGCCTTTCTCATTAAGCGTACCGAGCAACTCCAATCCTTCTCGTCCTCCAACCTTATTGACGCGTTCGCCGTTCCAAAGGTAGAAGATAGGCATGCCTATCACCACCGGCTGGTCATAATGGCAGTCGAACACTTGTTCTCCTTTGTAGTCGCACTCATATACTACTTTACCTCCTATCTCCACCTCTGAAGATGCGGCTTCTATAACCTGTTGTGGGATCTCCATATCTTGTATCAATTTTAGTCCTCTATCGGCACAATACGGCGGTACTTGGCAAGGTGACCGCGGGGCGCACCATACTGAAACATCGTTCCCTCTTCACCGGCCACCCGTATCGGCTCGTCAAGCTTGATGGTGGTCGCCATCCTGCCGTCGCAGTCGTACTGATGGCAAGAATAGCCGATCGTCATGGCTGGCAGAACCCACGACCCCCAGTTCTTGCTGTTCAGATACCGAAGCAAGACATAAACGCTGTCAGCGTTTGTGACGGTGGGCTCGTTACTGAACACTCTCCGGTACTCGTCCTCTATCTCAATCCGCCGCGCTTCAGCCTTCTCTGCTTCGCTATCCATCTGACGCTTCCCTTCTTCTTTGCGTCGCTCTATATACGCCTTGATGTCATCAAGCGTCTGCTCTCTGCACGATGCCAAGATCTTGGCACTACCGCCATAACTTCCGACAAGGCTGTCTGTTCCTTGCCATGGGTTACTCTCATTGATAAGGTTCCATTTGCCGCCAAAGACATGACTGGCGACGACATAAAGGACAACCTTCCCATCCTCCTCTTCCACACGGAAGATGTAGCTTTTAGTCTGTAAGGTTTTCATCGTAATTAAATCTTTTTTGGGTTGATATTTATACAGATAACGTATTTTGGCTCTTTTTATTGCGTTTTCCGCCATTTAAGCGACGTTCTACGCCTGTTGTATTAAAATATATTTGCATTGTTTTTTGTTGCGTTAGTGAGCTGGAGGACGTCTCCGCCTCTCCAGCCCTTGTTCTCACTCTCCCCCGTTCGGGTTCTCGCTCTTCCACACTCGCCACGCCTTGATGAGGCGGCGGCGGTCGTATTTGAGAGCTTCTTTCAACTCATCGTAGGCCACGCTCTCTATGACTGGTATGTCGAACTCTATCCCGTCGCAGTCAATCACCTTTATCGCGGTGCCATTCTTCGACACCTTGTAGGTGTACTTGTTCACCACCGAATAGCCTATTACGGTGCTGTCAATCTCCGGAAGTTCATAGTCGCCACTGACAGATGCGTATGCATCAAGGTCGGCGTTGAACCTATCCACCATCTTGATCACTCTGTTTATCTCATTCTGTGTCATAGCTTCAGATGCTAAAGATTAGACTTACGGCAAGTCTGCCGATGATATAGGCGGCACACATGGCCATTATGCACTTCTCAATCTTCGTTGTTTTCATATCTCTGTCGTTTTGATCATTCGTCATCCTCTTCCGTTTCTGTGTATTTTTCTACGATATCATACCTTGTGATTCCACCGTATGTGTAGCAGTTATCAAAACCCAAGTACACCTTTGCCTCCGGTTCAAACTCCCGTAGGCAATCAATGAGCTCTTCAACAGTCATTGTTCTTCTTACTTGATTGACACTGTACCCATCGCGGGATGTGTTGACTAATACAATCTGGTTCATCGTTATTTGTGATTTAAGGTTACATACCAAGTTCTTTCAATACGCTTGTCAATTTTGTCCGTACTTTTCAAGTTCTTGTTTAGTTATGTTGAAGTACGCTTTGGCGGCATACATCTTCGCGCACCGACGAACGATGTAGTTGTTGCGGAAAAAATCTGGGTTTAGGTTGTTTTCCTTGGCAAAGGAACGCCAAATTCTGTCTATCTGCGAGATACGCGTATAACACTGATTGTAGGTATATCCTTTTTTTACATGTTCTGCCAGGTGCTCTATCATGCAGTTCATAAAATCAGTACCACGGTTTGTGTTTGAATCGAGAGTTTGGTATCTCTCATAAATTTCTTGTAATTTGTCTTCTAAAATCATGTCGTTGTTGTTTAGGTTGTTATGTGTTTGTTTAATTTTCTTGTTGCAAAAATAATAAAAATTTATAATATACCAAAATATTTTTTTAATTTTTTTGCAAATATTTTGTATTGTCTTAATTATTAATGTTTTGTGAATTATATTTTTTTATCATAACGCATCGTTTTGCAGTGTTTTTTTGTGTCTTTTTATGACCTATTTTCACATTTTTTTGTTCATTGCACACGATATTTTGCAAACTATCACCCTACTATACGTATTAAGCATTGA